CCCGACCCGACATAAGGAACACCAACACATACAAAGCTATTGTAATGATAAAGAGTGTATCCAACGTTTACCTCACACATTGATATAGTTCTTCAAAATAATCAATAATATATTGATAATCATATATTGGTTTGGTGTATTTGGTTGAACCCCAAAACCCTTGGACTTCTCTTGCATGAGTATCAAGCCAAATATTTGGCCCACCACCTGCAAGCAAGATCATCACATCTTCCAGATTCCCCTGTTGATCAACTACGTACTTAATACTGTATGCTTCATAAATATCCTCATCACTTTCATCTTCGTCTGTAAGATAAAATCTCATTTTACCTTTAATGACATCTTCTGCATAAGCATCAACCATTCTACGAAGCTGTAAATCGCAATCACTTAGTTTCTCATGTGTGTTATTCATTATTTTCTCCTACTTATAAAAGATCTATTGTAGCAGGTGGTTACAATATGTCAACCTGCACGGCTGTGTAGCGCCTGGTGCCTGAAGCAGCTTAGATCTATTATTGTGATTTGCTTGTGTGTGTTTCTCTACGCAGTAGCAAAGAAACCCGACTCCCGACTCCCGACATAAAAAAACCCGACCAATTGATCGGGTTAAAACTGTTTTTATTATTCTTTGTCCAACTCAATTTCTTGTATATAGACAAAAACTTATTCTACTACACAATAGATACAAAAAGCAACTCTTTTTTTTATTGATTGACGGGCTTTATGTCAGCTGCCCTGGTAGATCCTGCTGCTGTGATGTGTGTTAAACTGTGTGTGTATATAGCTAAAACAAGAGACAAACCCGAAATCCCGACATCCCGACATTTCCCGACCGATTATAGGGCTTTTTTCGTGCTTTTATTTTACGAAGGCGACTGAGTGCGGGGGTAGATGCGATTATTTCTCAAAATACCATCATATAAATATTTATTACTGTAAAACATAGCTACACTTAGTTTAGACATATAACTTGACATATTGGATACAGTTAGTATCATATAGACTTAGTTATCACATTTTATAAACGGAGGAAATATGGGAACTAGATCAAATATAGCTTACGAACAAGCTGACGGAAAAGTCATAGTCACTTACTGCCACTATGACGGCTATCCTGAATACAATGGCAGAATCATTAACAAACACTACAACAACAAAGCTAAAGCAAAAGAGTTAGCTAACGTTGGTTATTTGAGTGGACTAAAATCAACTATTGCTGAATCAATAGAAGATAGAGTGCATCAAGATAAACCTAAAGTGTATGACAACATCAGACAATATTTGAATGATGTAAATTGGGATATTGAATTTGCATATCTTTATAGCAATGAGCAATGGTATATCTTAGACGATATGATGAAAGTAGATGATGATTACAAGATCATAGATCAAAACTTTAAACCAACACAGTTCAAGCCATTGTGGTCAGTTCTGGCACGATTGGAGAAGGTGTCAGCATGATTAGGAAGTTTGAACAAGATGCAATAGTCAATGAACTCATGATTGGAGTTCATGAGACTATTGATAAAACTATGAAACGTGCTAAACGCAACAAGGACATCAAGACAATGGAGAAAGTTGCTATTTGGTACAAAAACATGGAGACAACCAAGAACACCATCACGGATAAACTTGCAGTAGCTTTATTAGACAAAGCGAATCAAGGCAGAATAGAACAAGTATTAACCCAGATTATGAAAGAGTTAGAGGTATAACGATGGATATATGTAGTCTATGCAAAAAACAAGTAAATGAAAGATCAACGCAAGACCAAGCAGGTTATTCGTTATGCCTTACTTGTAGTAATCAATACACAGACGAAGAATTAGTTGAAATTATGGAGGATTAATAATGAAACCAACAGACGCAGAAAATACTATTAAGAAACTTAAATATCCAAAACACTTACGCCATTTATCTATTGAACGCTTAGAAATCTTGGCGAAGATATTTACACCGAGAGGGAGGTGAATGATGAGTAAAGCAGATTTTATTGAAGCAGTTTATGAAATAGCGTTTGGTGATGATGCTATCAATAGAGACTTCTCACAAAGAGAAGTTTTAGATAGGTTAAAGACTTTTGCATACAACGATCTTAGATGGACTGAGCATGTTGACGAGGAAAATGATTTATATATGCAGAAATTCGGAATTAAAAAATATGATGGGGATGAATGATGAGCATTAAGGAATTAGGTAGTGCAGGATTTTCAGCTGATTTATCTGATGGTGTAATTACTATTAGACATTGTGAATCCAATTCTATTCTAGCTGAATGGACTGCAAATACAGGAGATTGGGATATTTTATGGAAAACTATTAGAGATTTAGAGGAGGCAAACGAGGTAAATGATGAGTAGAGGTTGTTGTAATAAATGTGGCTACAAAGCTAAATACATAACAGACTATAACAATTATGAAGATAAGGGTTATAAAAATATTAACGCAGTTCCATTAAATCAAATGCTTTGTGGAGCTTGTTTTGAAGAGGTAAATGATGAAAATTAAAACACCAAGAATAACACATAGCGAAGTATCTGATTGGGTTGATACTTTTGACGGCAACGATGCAACAGTAATTTTAGCTGCAATTGCCAACAATGAAATTAAAACCGAAGAAATGATTGATAGTATCTTAGCTTTTGCTGATGGAGAAACTAGCCAAGCAGAATTTTGGTATCAACAAATGTGGAGGAAAGAAGAATGACAATAAGTAGATTTACAAAGAAGTTTTTACACAATACAAAAGTTAGAAAAGGTGATTTTGATTGGGATTTACTTAATATGACAAAAGAGCTTACTGACGAAGAAGAAGCATTAAAACAAATAAATGGATTAATTGAAAGTATTGTCACAGGTAATAAAACTTATACTTTTGAAAGTTTTTATGCAGATGTAAAAGAAGCCATTGAGGAGGTGCAACAATGAGCACGTATTTTAGACCAAGCAAACCAATACCACTTGACGACATTGCGAACAATGAAGTCTTACAAGAGATTGGATTTGAGATAACAAACCTGAAAGACAAGAAATACTTTTGTCATGAAGGACACTATATACATTTTCAGCTTAATGATAGGAACGAGGTTATAGATTTGTTTCGTTATGGTGGCAATAACGCAGATAAAATACTTATACCATTAGAGCAAATGTTCAAAGTAGAGTTTGTATCGGAGTATGATCATGGTTATGACGATCTGGCACACGCAGACACTTCTGTGCGTAGATTTAGTATCAAAGACGGACAGATTCATTTCCAAGAATGATTGATACTCTTTTCTATATCACTATTGCTTGTTATGTTGTATCTTATTTAGCTACACAACCAAGCGATAGTGATTGACTCCTTTACGATTTATCTTTAACTTCTTCCAGGACTTCGCCAGGCGTTTTTTTATTCTCAATGCTTACTTCTACAATATTACCCATAAGCTGTTTTAATCTGGACTCAACTTCTTCCCGACTCATTTGATCTACTTTACCGAACTTAACTTCCTTACGATCTACAATAAGGCCCCCGACCTTCAACAAAGAGTTTTGCGCTGAGATTGCAGCGTTAAATGACCCAGCTTCCATAGCCTTGTCACGAATATCATATAAATCTTGCACCGCCCGATCATAATTCAATTCATACTTCTTTTTAGCTTGATTCATCAAATAATTATATTCTTGCCTAATCAAGGGCTTATCCATAAGTTTATTGGCCGCTTGACGAGGATCTTTATAACCAGCTTTGTAGGCACATTCTACTAATGATAAACGAGGATTATTGACTGCGATCCAAATAAAATTACGCTGTCTACGATTAAGTTTTGTATCCAGATTGCAGTATTCTATTGGGGCTTCTTCGTCAGATGACAGGATTGGTGCATATTCTAGTTTATTTTTTCTATGTCCCATGTTTGTTTCGCACTAGAGCTATATTTATATACTAGCTACCCCCACTTAACTCTATAGTGTTTTGAAAGGATACTTGAAGATCTATTACCTGGTCAAGTATTTTATAAGTTTTTTACAGTATTTTTATCAAAGTCTTGTGACAAAAATGAAAAAAATAAAATAATCCCGAAAAGCCCATTCTTATCATGTTTTTTGCTGTCATATCTTTTTGACAATAATTGACAAAATTACCTTGGTATCGTTTTATCGGCATATTTAGCCAATAATTCTACTACTAAGTTTGCTACTTCTTGATCATCAAACTCATTATTTAGTTGTGAAATACAAAAACTTAGAGCAGCTAAAACAATATTTAGTTTATCCTCACCCCGATATTCCATGTTTTGAAACATAACATCAAGACGTTCACAAACTTCGTGGAGGGTGGGTTTCCCCATCTTTTCTTTGATTGCTACCAATTTTGGCATATCGCATCATAACACGACATTTCATTAATATTCCATATTCTTATAAATATGCTTAATCACCTCTACAGTCCAACCATTGCCAAGCATCTTATATCGCTGGGTATTTGACACATAATTTGTATAGTTGTCTGGGACTGTTTGCAGTCTCTCGCACTCTAACGGTGTTAGTTTTCTCCAAGTTAGATCTTCATTAACTGCAATACTATCTTTACCAACTGTTGTAATAGCATTTGACTTGTTATCTTTACGCAGCTCTAACATCTGTTTAGTTTGCTTTGCAACTGAACTACCATCCCTATCTTTTCTCTTACCGTCTTTGTCGTATGCTCTGCCACGAAACGCACCGCCTGTGACTACCTTTGGCTCTCTGTTACCACCTTGACAGGTATTGACCGTTGGTGATTTACCATCAGGACTATACACTCGTTTCAGCACATCATGGCCGTTAATATCTACTGCAACACCTACTTGTTTTGGCTTATTAGCTGGCTTGCCATTATCATCACAGGCCAGATAATTACCCTGTCTGCCATTCTTTACATATTCCATAGCCGATAAATTACTAGCCTTCTCCTTGTTTTGGTCAATCATGCAATTTCTATCACCATTTCTTTTAACAAACTTATCTGACATCTTGGTAAAGTTATCAGGCTCAGTTTCTAATATATCCCTCAACACTATGCCTCTATCCTCTGGTTGCTTGATACCCGGTATATTAGTCCAATAATATCTTTGCCTTGACTGTGCAGAGACAAGCGAACTGTTTATGAAGATAGGCTCTATACCAAACGGTATCTCTGGATA